ACCGAACAGCGACAGCGGCTCAACCGTGAACGGTTCTGTCCCCTAGCGCATGTTGTTCGGTTGGCCGAGCAGAAAGAAACGAATTTTTAGAGGTTCCCTAAAGCCCTTTATTTAGTCCCGCCTTGCACGCGCCCCTATTCTGGGGCGCGTGCGAACAATCAATCTCATCGTCATTCATTGCTCGGCGACCGCAAATGGTCGCTGGGTCAGCGTCGAGGACATCGACGGCTGGCACGCCGCGCGCGGGTTTCGGCGTGATCCAAATCTCATTGGCTACAACCAACCGAACCTCAAATCCATCGGCTACCACTACGTCGTCTACAGCGCCGGTGCCGTGACCATCGGCCGCGGGCTCGATGAGCCCGGCGCGCACGCGAAGGGTCACAACTTCCGCTCGATCGGCATCTGCGTCGTCGGTACCGACGTTTACTCGCTCGACCAGTGGTCGAGCCTGCGCGATCTCGTGTGCGCGTCGATCGTCACCATCGCCCGGCGCCGCGAGCTCGCCGTGCCGCGATATAGCCGCCCGACGCCGGCGGAAGCGATCGATCTCGCGCGGCGCATGGGCGTCACTGTATGCGGTCATCGCGACTTGTCGCCCGATCTCGACGGCGACGGCACCGTCGAGCCGAGCGAGTGGCTCAAGACCTGCCCCGGTTTCGACGTCGGCACGTGGCTCTCGCGCGGCATGAACCCGCTGCCCGTGCACGTGCTCGACCCATCCAACCACGCAACCTCGGAGATACGCACATGACCGGTTATAGAACATTCATCGTCGCGCTGGTGTCGGTGATCGGCGGTTTGCTCACGATGCTCGGCGTCACCATCCCCGCCGGCACGCTGGAGCAGCTCGCCAATTCGCTCGACATCGTGATCGGCGCCATCATCGCGCTTTACGGCATCGTGATGCTGGTCCTGCGGGCGGTCACGAGCTCGCCGATGTTCAGCAAGCCAACGCCACCCAACACCTAAGGAGACACAATGCGCGCACACCTAGCGAAGTTGTTCCTGGCCATCGTCGCGGCGGCGACGTTGGCCGCCTGCGGCTCGATGCCGGCGCCGAAGTCTACCGAGCAGCAAGTCGCTTACGTTGATGCGACGCTCACCGGTGCCGTCAACAGCGCCGCGACGCTGGTCGAGACCGGCGTCATCTCTCTCGCCGACGCCGACTGGTTCGCCGCACGCGCCGCGCGGGCGCGCGTCGCACTGCAGGCCGCGAAGCGGTACCTGCGCGACGAACAACCGCAGGCCGCGCAGACGCAGCTCGAAGTCGCGCGCGATCTGTTGGTCGAGCTGAATCGATTCCTAACGGAAAAGCGAGGTACGCCATGAGCACGAGCCTGATTGCCGCGACCGCGGTCGCCATCGACTTTATCAACGCCGGCATGAAAGTCGCGCAGATGGTGCAGCGCGCGCAAATGGAAGGCCGCAGTCATCTCACCGCGGAAGACTGGGCGTCCTTAGAGGCCGACCAGACCGCCGCGTTCGAGCGCCTGGCCAAGGCGCGCGAAGCGGCACGCGGGCGCGCTGCAGCTGGCGGATGACGGACGCCGCCGATCGCGCTCAGCTCCGTGAGGAGGAAGAGCGCGAGCAAGCCTTGCTGCGACTCGCGCGCGCTTGGCGCCGCGCCGCCGCGACGATGCCGCTCAGCGTCGACGGCAAGCGAGTCTGTAGGGACTGCCTCGATCCGATCGACCGGAAGAGGCTGCGCGCGGCGCCCGAGGCGCTGCGCTGCGTGGAGTGCCAGGCGCTGCATGAACGACGAAACGGGAGAGACATCCAGTGACGCAGATTTCGTGGCAGGCGGTTGGGATCGTGCTGTCCATCGTGGTCGCATGGAGCACGCTGCTGCTAGGCGTGATCAAGTGGCTCTTGAACGGGCATTTCAGGGGCATAAAGGAGCGCTTTGACTCGTTCTCCGAGACCCTCACCGGCCAGGCGACCGAGATCCACCGTATCGATAGGGATGTGCTCATGCTGCGTACCGAGATGCACGCCGAGTTCGTGCGGCGCGAAGACGCAATACGCCAGGAGGTCGTGATCAACGCCAAGCTCGACGCCCTGGCGTCGAAGATCGAAAACCTGACCCTGAGATCACGCAATGGAAATTGATCTGGCGAAAGCGAAACGCGAGCAGCTGCGCTGGCAAATCCTGGCGACGCTCAACGCCGGGCGGCCGGTAAGTTTGAACGAGCAGTTCATCCTGGGCGTGGTCAGCGATATTCCGCTCGAAGTCACGCCGCTGGAGCTGCGGCGCGAGCTGGGCTACCTCGAAGAGCGCGGGCTCGTGAAGCTGGTCCGCAAGCAGCTGTGGACGGCGGACCTCACGCGCGACGGCGTCGACGTGGCCGAGTACACCGTCGACTGCGACGCCGGTATCGCCCGCCCGCGAAAGTATTGGTGATGGCGATGCTGCGCGAGGTAACGGCGGACGTCATGCGCATCGTGATGCGCATCCTCGAGTTCATCGGCGCCACCAGCGTGGCAAAAGCGGTGACCGGCTTGTCGATCCCCGTGGCGCTGCTGATCGGGCTGGTGCTGTTGGTCGCGGTCCGCTGGACAGAACGCTGGGCGCGAGACTGATGCCGGCGCGCCCGACCGTGCTGCAGCTCCCCGACCCGGTGCGCGCCGAGCTGGACGCGCGCCTGATCAAGAGCGGGTTCGCCGGCTACGTGGGTCTCGCACAATGGCTGAGTGAGCAAGGCTTCGAGATATCGAAGAGCGCGCTGCACCGCTACGGCCAACAATTCGAGGAGCGCGTGAGCGCGCTCAAGATCGCCACCGACCAGGCGAAGGCAATCGTGGAGTCGGCGCCCGATGACGAGGGCGCCGTTAGCGATGCGCTGATGCGCCTCGTTCAAGAGAAGCTGTTCGGCGTGTTGATGAACCTCGGCGATATCGATCCGGCCAGGATCAATCTCGGCACGTTGGCGAAGGCGATCGCGCAGCTCGGCCGCGCGTCGGTGGCGCAGAAGAAATGGCAGGCCGAGGTGCGCGAGCGCGCGAGCGTGGTTGCCGACGAAGTTACGGCCAAAGCGCGCGAATCCGGAATGAGCGCGGAGACGGCGGAAGTGTGGCGCAAGAAGATTCTCGGGATCGCGGGCTAACGTGACGACCAACGATCCTCGCCCGGCCAAGAAGGCCACCATCGTCGAGCAGGAGGCGCCGCCGGTGTTCCTGTCCTATCAGGCCGCCTGGGTTGCCGACACCGCCGACGTGAAGATCTGCGAGAAGTCGCGGCGCGTCGGTCTCTCCTGGGCCGAAGCCGAGGACGCGGCCGAGACCGCGGCGCGGCAGAAGATCGCCGGCGGTATGGACGTCTGGTACATCGGCTACAACAAGGACATGGCGCAGGAGTTCATTCGCGACGTCGCGTTCTGGGCGCGCGCGATGCACGGCGCCATTGCTGAAATCGAGGAAGAGATACTGAAGGACGAGGACCGCGACATCCTTACTTTCGTCATCAAGTTCGCTTCCGGTTTCCGCGTCACCGCGCTGTCCTCGCGCCCATCCAATCTGCGCGGCAAGCAGGGCGTCGTAATCATCGACGAGGCCGCGTTCCACGAAGACCTGCCCGGACTCATCAAGGCGGCGATGGCGCTGCTCATGTGGGGCGGCAAGGTGCGCATCATCTCGACGCACAACGGCGAGCAGAACGCCTTCAATGAGCTGATCCTGGAGGCACGCGCCGGCAAGAAGCCGTATAGCGTCCATCGAATCGAGTTTAAGGACGCCGTTGAACAGGGGCTATACAAGCGCATCTGCCTCGCGAAGAAAAAGACATGGACCGCCGAGAGCGAGGCCGAATGGGTGAAGAGCATGTACGACTTCTACGGTGACGATGCCGCCGAGGAGCTGGACGTGATCCCGAGCTCGGGCAGCGGCGTATATCTCTCGCGCGCGCTGATCGAGGGCGTGATGCAGCCGGACGTGCCGGTGCTGCGGCTGAAAATGCCGCGCGATTTCGCCGAGCAACCGAAGCATCTGCGCGAAGCCGAGATTCGCGATTGGTGCGAGCGCGAGTTGCTGCCGCTCATCAAGAGCCGTGTCAATCCGAACTGGAAGAGCTTCCTCGGCGAGGACTTCGCGCGCTCCGGAGACCTGACTGTCATGTGGCCCGCGCAAGAGACGCCGACGTTGACGTTGGTCACGCCATTCGTCCTCGAGCTGCGCGACATACCGTTCGAGCAGCAGAAGCAGATTCTCTTCTACCTGATCGATCGCCTCCCGCGCTTCTCCGGTGGCGCGCTCGACGCGCGCGGCAATGGCCAGTACTTGGCCGAGGTCGCGATGCAGCGCTACGGTGCCGCGCGTATCGCTCAAGTCATGCTGTCGACCGAGTGGTACCGCGCCAACATGCCGCGCTTCAAAGCCCACTTCGAGGACCGCACGATCACGGCGCCCAGGGACTCAGACATCCTGGTCGATCTGCGCGCGCTCAAGATGACCAAGGGGATCGCCAAGGTTCCCGATGACGCGCGCGCGCGCGGCGCCGACGGCAAGGATCGGCACGGCGACGCCGCTGTCGCGTGCGCGCTAGTGACGTACGCCGTGGCCGAAATAGATGGCGGCGAGATCGACTGGACGCCGGCCCCGCCGCGCGCTCATACGTGGGACGGCAAACCCGACGACAGCGAAGACGACGACGTGAAATACGCCGGAGGTGGCGCATGGTGAAGATTCTCGACCGCTTCGGCCGGCCGCTCGAAAGCTCCGCGCTGAAGGAGCCGCAGACATCGGCGCTGCGCTGGCTGCATCAATCCTACGCGACTCATCCAAGCCGCGGTCTGACGCCGCCGAAGCTGGCGTCGATACTCGAGGACGCCGAGCGCGGCGATCTGACCGCGCAGTCCGATCTATTCGAGGACATGGAGGAAAAGGACGCGCACATCTTCGCCGAGATGCAGAAGCGAAAGAATGCGCTGCATACGATCGCGTGGGACATCGCGCCGCCGAGGAACCCGAGCGCGCAAGAACAAAAGGCAGCGGAGCAGGTAAAGGAGCTGGTTCGCGAGATTCCGAATTTTGAAGACCTCCTCTTCGATCTCCTCGACGCCGTCGGCAAGGGCTTCTCGTGCCAGGAGATCGAGTGGCAACGCCTGGGAAAGAGCTGGCTGCCGAAGTGTGTGCATTGGCGACCGCAAAGCTGGTTTCAGATATCGCTCACGAACCAAAACGAGCTGCGCCTGCGCGACAACTCGGCGGAAGGCGCGGCGCTTACGCCGTTCGGATGGATCGTGCACACGCACAAGGCGAAGAGCGGTTACGTCGCGCGCGCCGGCATCCTTCGCGTCTTGGCGTGGCCGTATCTGTTCAAGAACTACTCCGTGCGCGACCTCGCCGAGTTTCTGGAGATCTACGGTCTGCCGATGCGTCTCGGAAAATATCCGAACGGCGCCAGCGAGCAGGAGAAGGCCACGCTGCTGCGCGCGGTCGTCGGCATCGGCCACAACGCCGCGGGCATCATTCCAGACGGAATGGCCATCGATTTCGTCGAGGCCGCGAAAGGCACGCACGACCCGTTCGCCGCGATGCTGGAATGGTGCGAGCGATCGGAGTCGAAGGCGATCCTGGGCGGCACGCTCACGTCGCAGACCGATCAGGGGTCCGGCGCGTACGCGCTCGGCGAAGTACACAACGAAGTGCGACACGACATCTTGGCGTCCGACGCACGACAGGCAGCCAGCACGCTCACGCGCGATCTGGTGTTCCCGATCGCGATGCTGAACGTGCCTGGCATCGACCCACGCCGTGCTCCGCGCCTGACGTTCGACCCCGGCCAGGCCGAGGACTTGAAGCTCTATTCCGGAGCGATCCCGGCGCTCGTCGACGTCGGCGTGCGCGTGCCGGCGAAGTGGGTGCACGAGAAGTTGCGTATACCGGAGCCCCAGGACGACGACCAGGTGCTCGAACGCAAATCGCGACCGCAGCCCGCCTTCAGCGAGGCGCTGCGCGGCATCGCCGCTGCAACTGCTACGCCGGTCGCGAGCGAGCGCAACAAGAACGATCAGCAGGCGCTCGCCGACGCCGCCGAGCAGCTCGGCGAGAAATGGCGCGCGCTCGTCGGCAAGCGAATCGACGATCTCATCGCGATACTGGAAGAGACGCAGGACCTCGCCCTGTTCAGAGAGCGCCTCGGCGAATTGTTACTCGTGGAACCAACGACTGAAGTCATCGACGCCGTCGCGCGCGCCGGCTTCGCATCGCATCTGCTCGGGAGGGCAAAGCAATGAACGGAAACACGACAGTCGCGGAGTTGCTGCGCGGCGCGGCGACAGTGATGGACAACGAGAACACCGACACGGTACGGCTCACGGCCGACATCGACGGCAGGCTCGTGGAGTTCGAGCTGCGCCTGGTCGGCGAGGTGGATGGGTGAAGTTCTGCCAACCGGGATCGAGGCTCGCTTTGCTGGTCGTAGCGCTGACCGGGTGCGGCAGCGATAGCACCGAACTGCCGGTCGTGCCGGCGGCGCCGGACCCGGTGCTACACAATCCGCCGCAGCTTCAGCCGGTCCCAGTTTTTCCGGCGGCGCCGAGCGCGACGTGCAACGAGAGTCGGCTCACCGCCCGCGATCTCGCCGGCATATGCCGAGCGAATCCGCCGACGATGGGCGCGCTGGAGGCCCCATGACGCAGTTCGACAGCAACACTTTCGAGCACGATTACATCCTAGCTGTACTGCAACACATGATAACGACTTTGAAAACGGCTAAGCCCGTGTCGCAGACATTGGATAAGTACGCCGTCGAACTGACGGCGTTCATGAACGGGCAAATCAGGTCCGCGGTTAAAGCGGCGACGAACGAATGCAAGGGAGTGAAAATGGAAAACCAGCACCAGCTCATTAAAGGATACCGCGATCTCTCGGAGCCCGAGATCGCCGAAATGAATCGCATCAAAGCGGCGGGCGAATCGATTGGTGCCTTGGTCGCTAGTGTTGCGGCGATGCCGGGCGTCGATCAACGCTGGGTCGCCATCGCGCGCACCGAGCTGCAGCAGGGATTCATGGCGCTCACGCGCGCGGTCGCGCGGCCGGAATCGTTCTAGCGATGAAACCGGCCGATCCTATCCCGGCTCGGGCGGCGGCGTATGTAGCGCTGTACCCGATGCTGCTACAGATCGCGAAAGATCACGGCTACACGCTTTGCGTGCATGGGTCGCTACATCGTGACCTCGACTTGGTGGCGGTGCCGTGGATCGAGGAAGCCGCCGATCCGCTGGACCTCATCAAAGCGATCAAGGAAGCGACGCGAACCGTGACGCATCGTGAGGATGGAGATCAGCATTTTCCCGACTGCCACCCGACCGAAAAGCCGCACGGGCGTGTGGCCTACTCGCTGCACTTTACTAATCGTGGCATGTACGGCGGCTACCTCGACATCTCAGTGATGCCGAAGTTGCCGGCGCCCGCGGTCGCGCAACCGGAGCCGTGACGCATGCGACTTTTGTCGAAATCAGAAGACCGAAAGCCAGCCGTGATCGCATCCGATCGTATGTGATCTATGGCGATCCCCGTTCGCTTCGATCTCCCGCCCGAAGAGGCGCTCAAGTTCTTTCGCGCGAAGGGCTACAAGATCGGCTTCGCGTGGCAGGACGTGTGGCAACAGGAGCACGAGGCGGCGTTCACGGTCGCGAAGATGATGGACCTCGATCTACTGCGCGACGTGCGCGCCGCGGTCGACAAGGCGATCACCGATGGCAAAACCTTCCGCGACTTCCGTCGCGACATCGAACCGACGCTGCACGATGCCGGCTGGTGGGGCCGCAAGGAAATGATCGACCCCGTCACCGGCGAGAAGCGCGAGGTGCAGCTCGGCAGCGTGCGCCGGCTGCGCACGATCTTCCGCGTCAACATGCAGACGGCGTACGCCGCCGGCGACTGGAAGCAGATCGAGGACAACGCGCAGACCGCGCCGTATCTGATGTACGACGCGATCGACGACGGCCGCACGCGGCCCGAGCACAAGGCGTGGGACGGCACGGTGCTGCGCTGGGACGATCCGTGGTGGGACACGCACCGTCCACCGAATGGATGGAACTGTCGCTGCTCGGTGATCCAACTCTCCGCGCGCGACGTCGAGCGAATGGCAAAGAAGCCGGCGACGCAGCCGCCGAAATTTTCCAACGACACGCGCGAGTATGTGAACCCGCGCACCGGCGAAGTGACAGAAGTGCCGCGTGGTGTCGATCCCGGTTGGGCGTACAACCCGGGCAAGGAGCGCGTCGCGCAGATGCGCGCGACCGAGCGCGAGAAGCTGGAGGCGGCGCCGGCGCCGATGGCGACGGCGTACGTCGCGGCGATCGCACAACGCTTCACGCGCTGGCTCGATCGCCCGGAAGGCGACTATCCGGTCACGCGGCTCACCGACGATGTTGCCACCGCGATCGGCGCGAAGGATCGCATCGCGGTATTCTCCGCCGAGTCAGCGACGAAGAACCGCAAGAACCATCCCGAGCTGACGCCGGATGATTATCGGCGACTGGTCGACATCGGCATGCGACCGACGGTCGTGGTCCAGGACAGCGAGCGCACGGTGGTCGTCGTCGAACGCGCCGACAGTGTTTACCTCGCAGCGATCAAGGCGACGGCCACGGGCAAGGGAACGTTCGTGACATCGTTCCGCAAGAGCAATCGTGCCGATGTGCGCGCACTCACGCGTAAAGGCAAGATCGTTTATGGAGAATGGAAGGAATGAGGCGCGCGGCGGGGACTCCCAGTTCCCCCGCATGGCGCTCCGGCGTTTCCGCCGTGCTACGGCCGGGAGCTTCACCGTGTCACGCGCGCCCAGATAAAGTATAGCTCCCGATGGCCGAGATCGAAATCAGTATTAAAGGAGAGGAGGTCAGCGCCGCCCTGGAGCGGCTCCAGCGGTTGCTCGGCGGCACGCTGCGCGTCGAGCTGGGCACCAACGTGCGCTACGCCGCGATCCACCAGTTCGGCGGCGTGGTCCGCGCGAAGCGGGGTTACCTGACCTTCCGAATCGGGGACCGCTGGGCGCGGAAAAAGCAGGTCGCGATCCCCGCGCGACCGTATATGCCGCCGCTCCCGAGCGGCGAGCTGAACCCCGAGGACGCCGCCGAGGTCGTGGCGGTGTTGAACGGCCATCTACACCGTGCTTTCGACGGCGAGCAGCTTACCGGCCGCGACGCCATGACGGAGATCGGCCGGTATCTCAAAACCAGCACCCAGCTCCGCTTCCGCGCCCAGAGCGCCCCGGACGGGTCGCCCTGGAAACCGACCCGCCGCGGCGGGCAGATATTAAGGTTAAGCGGCCGGCTCCGAAACTCGATCGCTTACGCGGTCCGATAGAACCTTTCTGGCTCCATACTATATATATGATCGCATCATGGGCACTTGGCCAGCGCTCCGATGTTAGTTTTCCCAAAAGCGCCTAGGAGCCCCTAGGATCGCCGATGTCTTGGAGCGGGGTGGGGTCGCCCGTATCCCGAAAAATCTCGCCTTCTGTATAGGTTTTACGAAAATTTAAAAGGCATCCCATAGCCATTCCAGGGGTGTGTTTTGCCACGTTTACCTGGGTGGCCCGCGCCCGTCCAAGCACAATCCGGGCTATAGCGAGGCCAGGATTTTCTTCGCGGTCTCGCGGCTGGGCCAGTCCTCGCCGGACAGGAGGCGGCGGATGGTGCGGTCCGACTTGCGCAATTGCCGCGCCACCGACTTGGCCGATCCGTGGTCCTCGACGCCGCGTTTGAGCGCCGCGATGGCACGTTTGTACTCGTGATCGGTTAGGTCGCTGCGGCGTTTCCCCCGTGGCCAATGGCCACGGCCATCCTCGCGCGACGAGCGTTTGCGAAATTCATGCGGCATATCGATTCCTCCTCGGTGCAGTGACGAGACACATTGTGATGCGTCAGGGCCGAGCATTTCAATAGGGCCGCTAGCACCTTGGTAATTTGTAAAGTGCTTTACAAGACTCCGCCGGCAACATCCACGACACTGCGTCTCGTCAGAGTTTTCGATCCACGATAACTCCTGCGACGAGGTGTATGTGATTTGAGTTCGCGCCGTTCCGTCAATCCTGCCACAGATCACGCCGCTGTCGGAATCGCCGTGTGCGTATTCGAGCTTGTGCCGGATGCGCGCGAGGTGCAGGTGCTCCCCGCTGGCCGCTTTCGGGCCACTGATGGGCGTCCACACGATGCGCCAAGTTGGTATCTCGATGCGGCGCTCGCCGCGCGTGTAATCGAGCAGATCGAGGCGCGCGCGAACGACATCGTCATCGACTACGAGCATCAAACACTCAACGCAGCCACAAACGGCCAAGCCGCGCCAGCTGCGGGCTGGGCCAAGAAGTTCGAGTGGCGAGAAGGCCAAGGTCTGTACGCGACCGATGCGAATTGGACCGACAAGGCGAAGGCACACATCGCCGCGCGGGAGTATCGCTACATCTCGCCGGTGTTCGAGTATGACAAGAAGACCGGCGCGGTGCGTCGGCTCCTGATGCTCGCCATCACTAACTATCCCGCGCTCGACGGCATGGATGGTCTCATCGCTCGCGCGGCGGCAAGGTTCCAAACCGGAGGGGTGGCAATGAAGGCAGACATGAACGAAGCGCGCAAGTGGCTAAAGGCGGCGATCGATCTCCACAAGCAGCACATGGAGGGTAAGGCGCCGACGACCGGGCCGGAGGGCGAGAAGTCGCAACAGAAGATGATGGACCAGATGATGCGGGCATACGACGCGCTGGGTGGCGAGTCGATGGCCGCGATGTCCGCAACCCTAACCGACGAGGAAATCTCGATGAATGAACTTCTGAAAAAACTTCTCAAGCAGCTCGGCCTGAAAGACGACGCCACCGAAGAGGCGGCGCTGTCCGCTGTCGCCTCGCTGCTGACGAAGAAGACTGAGCTGGAAACAGCGGTCGCGGCGGCAAAGGCGCAGGCGCCCGATCCGGAGAAGTACGTTCCGGTCGAGACCGTGAAATCGCTGCAGACGCAGATTGCGTCGCTGACGACCAAGATCAACGAAGGCGAAGTCGACGGCATCGTGAAGAAGGCGCTCGACGAGGGGCGCCTGCTGCCGGCGATGGAGGACTGGGCGCGCGAGCTCGGCAAGAAGGACGTCGCGGCGCTGAAGACCTACATCGACGCCGCGCAGCCGATCGCCGCGCTCAAGGGCACGCAGAGCGGCGGCAACAAGCCGGAGCGCAAGGAAGGCGACCTCTCCGACGAGGAGATCGCGGTGTGCCGCTCGATGGGCCTCTCGGAAGAGGAGTTCAAGAAAAACCGCCCGGCCGCTGCTACCGCGTAACGCCGAGCCACCTACATCACGACTACAGGAGACACCAATGGTTGCTCAAACTCAGGATCGCAATACGCCGCGCCGGGAGAACGTGGACTTCGAACACCCGGTTGCGACGACGCAGAAAATTTTCGCCGGTTCGATCGTGATGCGTAACGCGACGGGCTTCGCGAAGAAGGCGACGGTCGCCACCGGCGAAGTGTGCCTCGGCGTCGCTCAAGAGCAGGCCGACAACACGTCGGGCGCGGACGGCGCGATCAACGTCAGGACGCGACGCGGTCTGTTCCGCTTCGCGAACGACGGCACGATCGCGCGCGTCGATATCGGCGCGACCGCGTACGCGGTCGATGACCAGACCGTCGCCGACAACAACGGCACGGGTACGCGCTCGGCCGTCGGCACGATCCGCGACGTCGACTCGGTCGGCGTTTGGGTCGAGATCTAAGTTAGCTCGCACGAGACAACAGGAGACATCCGACAATGATCATTAATAAAGCGACATTGAGCGCCCTCTTTACCGGCATTCAAACCGCGTTCAATACCGGCTTCCGCGGCGCGACGCCGCTGTGGAACGCCGTGGCGACGATGGTGCCGAGCACGACCAAGGAAGAGAAGTACGCCTGGCTCGGCCAGTTCCCGCGTCTGCGTGAATGGCTGGGTGACCGCCAGATCAAGAGCATGGTGGCGCACGACTACTCGATCAAAAACAAGAAATTCGAGTCGTCGGTCGGCATCCCGCGCGACGACCTGGATGACGACTCCTATGGCGTGTTCAACCCGCTGTTCCAAGAAATGGGTCACGCGGCGGCGACGCACCCGGACGAGCTCGTGTTCGCGCTGCTCGCGGCCGGATTCGCCACGACCTGCTACGACGGCCAGTTCTTCTTCGATACCGATCACCCGGTCGGCGATCAGGAAGGCGCCGCGTCGAGCGTCTCGAACATGCAGGCGGGCGCCGGCAATCCGTGGTTCCTCCTGGACAACAGCCGCCCGCTGAAGCCGCTCATCTTCCAAAAGCGCCGCGACTACGCGATCAAGGCCATGAGCCAGGCCGAGGACGAAGGCGTGTTCATGCGCGACGAGTATCGCTACGGCGTCGATGCCCGCGCGAACGTCGGCTTCGGCTTCTGGCAGCAGGCGTTCGGCAGCAAGGCCACGCTCGACGCCGCGAACTTCGACGCGGCATACGCGGCGATGATGGCGTTCAAGAGCGACGAAGGCCGGCCGCTCGGCATCAAGCCGACGCACCTGGTGTGCGGTCCGTCGAACCGCGCGGCAGCGCTCAGTGTGATCCAGAACGAGCGCCTGGCGAACGGCGAGAGCAACAAGAACTACAAGGCCGTCGAAATCCTGGTCGTGCCCTGGTTGACCTAATAACCCACGCGACGCCGACGACCGACTCCACTTAGGCGCGTAAGTGGATAGCGAGGCCGACAACGAGGGGGCGCGCAGCTTACCCCCTCGTTCTTTTGAGGAGACAGATATGCCGATCATCCGAGTTAAGTCGAAGAGCGAACGCTTCCGCCGCGGCGGCATGGCGTTCACGCGCGAGGCGCGCGAGCTGGACACCGAGGCAATGACGCCAGAGCAGCTCGAAGGCATCGAGCGCGGTTACAACGAGGGCATGCTCCAGATCGAGACGATCGTACCTGCGGGCGATGGAAAACCCGAAG